TTAACTTGATTGGGCTAATTTTTTTTCCCATATTTTAGCAAATTCATGTGGAGCCAAATGCTTCCGTCGATTGACCTCAAGATACCGGCTCCACCAGTTCATGATCAGCCTCCGCTCTTCGATGAACTCAGCCTTGTGTATGTAGGCCGCACGGACGTTGTTCCGCTCTTTGTGGCTCCTCTGCCTTTCAATGGCTGTCTCGGACCACAGCCCTGACTCAATCAGCGCACTACAGGCCATCGACCGAAACCCATGCCCGCAAATTTCGGCTTTGGTGTCGTACCCCATCTTTCTGAGCGTGCTGTTCACCGTGTTTTCAGACATGGGTTTCCAGGGCTTGGCATCGCCTGCAAATACCAGGTCGAATTCGCCGGTGAGGACGTGGATCTGTTCAAGCAGAGTCACGGCTTGCGGCGATAAGGGTACAAGGTGGATGTCCCCGGCCATCTTCGTACCCCTTGTTGAAAAGGGTACTCCGTCCAACGCGGGTCGAGTGTCCGGTATCTCCCAGGTGCCGCGCTTGAGGTCGAACTCGCTCCAGCGGGCGAAGCGCAGTTCGCTGGAGCGGACAAACACATGTAGCGAGAGCATGACTGTCAGCCGAGTCAGCGTTCGTCCTTTGTAGGTGTCGATGCGCTCCTGCAATTCAGGCAGACGCAATAAGGGTAAAGCTGGGCGGTGAACTACCCTCGGGGCTTTGTTCAAGCCTTCAAGGTCGGAGGCAGGGTTTGCCGCGATCTGTCGAGCACGTTTCGCCTCGCGCATGATGCTTTGCAGGTAGTTTTGTACCCTTAACGCGACGTCAATCGTGCCACGCTTCTGGATTGCTTCCAGAGGTTGCATCAAGTCGTGAGTGTCTAGGTCGACAATAGCGCGATCACCGATTAGTGGAAAAAACATGGGTTTTGAGACGGCTCAGGACCGTCTTGGCATGGCCCGGAGCCCATTTGGCAGACATCGCTTTGTGCCAGTCCAAGGCTACGTCCTCAAAGGTTCGGCCACGGATTGTGGCTTGCGTCTTGGCTTGGTGTTTGGACTCGATGGGGTCGATGCCTTCTGCCAGCATCCGCTTGACCTCCAGGCGCTTCTTGCGCGCATCGGCGAGGCCGACCACGGGGTAGTTGCCGAAGGAGGTCAGTCCTTCACGACCATCAGGTTTTACATACCTGAAACGCCAGCCTTTACGGCCATTGGGTTGGACTAGAAGGTAGAGGCCGTCGCCGTCGAAAAGCTTGTAGGCGCGGTCGGTGGGCTTGGCTGAACGGCAAGCCGAATCGTAGAGTGGGGCAGTGGTGCGCGACATAAGGGTACTCCTCCCTTTATCGAATGACCTTACCCCTATCTTTATCCTTAAAACGGCTGGTATCCATAAGATTTTGGCGGAATCCGACGGAACGCCAAAACGAAAAAACCCGCCAGAAGGCGGGTTTTTTGGGGGTTCCAGAGATTTTGAAAGCCTTCTATGGAACCTTGTATGGTGCCGGCACCAGGAGTCGAACCCGGGACCTACTGATTACAAGGAAGGTGCTTCAAGCATATAAATCAATGGGTTATGTGATTTCTTATTACGTCCAGACGCGCCAAGGCCCGCGTAGATGGCGGGCCCTGTGTCGCTTGTTACGTCCGATTTGCTCAGTCTGCGGAGGGGGAGACGGTAGGTATGCTGTGGTCGTAGACGTCCATCATCTTCGGGTCACGGTGGCCGCTGGCCTCCTGTTTATCCGCGCGCGTGCCCACCGTGTCAGTGATTCCACGTCTTTTAAGGTCGTGAAGCGCGAACCGCTGGTCCGGCGTGATGATGTCGTCAGCCAGAGCCAGGGTGATGAAACGTTGCCAGGCCGTATCCAGGCTTGACTTGCGAAGCGGGCCGCCATGGCTGGCCACGATGATGGTGCGGCGTGACGGCGCAATCGGTATCGCGGTTTTGCGTTTGGCCCAAACCTTTGCCCGATAGGCCTTTGCATGGTCCCAAGCTTTGCGCAGGCGCGGTGTCCAGCGAACAATGTTGTCCCGACTTCCCTTTCGACGGTTGGTTAGAATTCCGGTCTCCAGCTCGTTTGCGTCGGTCAGGGTTACGACTTCGATTCCGCGTAGCCTGCAGAGATAGGCCAGCTCCATGACATAGCCAAGGTATTCGGGGCAGCCGCCTTTCTCGCCACGTATCAGCAGTCCGCGTGCAATGGCCCGATCGATGAGCGTGTCCATTACCTGGTGATTCGGCAGGCGACGCTGTTTTCGTTCGACTGGGGCTTCTATGCCCAGAGCGGGGTTCACTTCCAGATAGCCGCGGTTGCGGCCCCACTGCAGTACGCGCCTCAGATAGCGAAGGGCGTGCGCGGCTTTGGATGGGGTGCCTTCGTCCGCTAGCCGATCGACGATGCGCTGCACCAGGGCAGAAGTAAACTTGCGCACCGCCAGATCTCCCAGGGGCTTGCCCAGCTTTGTAGGCAAGGTCAACAGGACATCACGTGAATAGCAGTAGTCGTCATGGGTTTTGGGGCTGAGCTTCTTATATCGGTCGCTCTCGTGAAACTGGCCACAAACGTAGCGAAGCGTTCCACGGTCGACGTTGGATGCCTCATCCATGATTTGGTGCAGATCGGCCAAAGAAACATCGGCCGGCGCAATGTTTCGCCGGCGCTGCTTTCCCGTTTCGTCATAGTGCAGCGTGTACCAGACCTGGCCCTTTCGGTGGTCGAAGTAAACGGCCGCTGGGAGAGCGGCCTGGTCGATATGTCCGGGAATGTGCGGATTATGCTTCCGCTTCCGTGCTTTTTTCATAGGATGTCGGAGTCGTACCTGTCAGAGCTGGTAGGGGTGACGCCACCGGCATGGTTGACCAAATCGATGGTTGTCCATGGGCCTGTTCGCCCACGAAATAACCTCACGCCCTGGTCAATAAGTGTCCTCTCGACATCTGATCGCCGCTGATAACCAGTTATGTGCTGTAGATCTTGAAACGTCAGAACGCCGGTTGTTGCTTCTTTCACAGTGCAGCCCTCGAGGCTTGAGCCTGCCGATCGATGCTGCTTACCAGTTTAGCCGGCGGTGGATAAATCGATGTAGTAGAAGCTTGGTCGAGCATTTCTGTCTCAATGCTGATGACGTCGGCCTCGCCATCGCACAGGCCATATGCCGAGTTACATGCATTGGCATCGGTGGCGATCAGCAGGTCGTATTGGATGCCACCTCGGGCCGTCTTCGACCATTCGACGGCCTGGCGGATGCTGGCAACCGCCATTACCTCAAGCGCGGTCATATCGGCAATTGAGCCTTTCGGGTGTTTGGCGTTTGACCCAGCGAAGAATGTGGCTGCACCGCGCTTGCTGGCCTGTTGAACGGTCCGTTCCCACCGATCGATCCGGTCAATGACTTCAGGGAAGCGCAGGGCGATTTCCCGCAGTTCATCCTTACGGCAGTTGATGCAAGGCATGCACCCCACCCGTCCCATGCCCTGTGAGTAAAGTGGATTTGGCTCAATGCCCATGAACCGGTGCGCCTCGAACACGGCCGGGATATTCCACTTGAGTATCGGTCGGTAATTGAAAAGCCCGCCGCCGACTTCATCGCATTCAGGTAGGTAACGCCTGTTCAGCGATTCATCAGCCCGCACGCCCTGCCAGCTGATCAACATGTTTCCTTGCCCCATCAGCGGCATCACCACTTGCTCAAGCATAGGGTCCCGTTTCAGTTCCATGGTGCAGAACTGGGCCTTACGGCTGGGGAAGCGGCCCTTCCAAATGCAAAGGTCGAGGAATGGATTGCCGGTTGGCTGCAAGACTTCCAGCGCGGCCAGCACTATGGGTTCGTCGACGCCTTGCTCACGCCATTTGGTTTCTATGAACTTCCGCTTTCCGGCGATCTGCCGGCTGAAGTCTGCTTTTACCCTGGTGATTGGTACGCCTGTGGCTTGCTCTAGGTAATCAAGATACTGGTAGGTCTGTTCGTGCTCGTTGCCAGTGTCAGCAAACACGGCCTGCAGGTTGGGCGTCTCAAGGGCGATGGCCACCAGTAGCGTTGCGGTACTGTCTTTCCCGCCGCTTACACTGACGATGTTGTGGGTAGTCATAAGGAACGACCTTAAATTGGAAGAGTGCTTTCGGAATATGGCGCCGGCCTGCACAGGGCAGGCCGGCTAGTCAGAGGTCAGCGGGAGTAGCGACGTGTTTTAGCCAGCCTTGCGGTGAGCTTCTCCGCCATCAAAGAAGCCCACTCCTCGGCTTTCCGCTGCTGACGTAGCTTGCTGCACCCCTGGTGCCGGCGGGTCGACCGAGCGAAGCCGCATATATCGCAAATGCTAGGAAGATCTAATCGCGTGCTGGCCATCGTGGGCCTTGTTCGGGAACTCATACGGATGCTCTCGCGGACGCTAGTGTGGTCAGCAGTTGGGACACAAATGCCGCTTCGTTTGCTGTGAGATCACCTTGCAGGTGTGCCATGGTGGTGAATGCCTCGAGGCGGATCCGGGTGTCGGGCGTCTTGTGGACCTGGTAATCGAAAAGCGCGGTACCGACGATTCGGATGGCCATCAGGTGCCGCGCCGCCTGCATTCCTTCTGCCGGCACTGTGGTAGCCTTCGGGTCGCTGCCGCTCTGGTGCTGTGCTTGCATGGTGTTGCCCTCAGTGGTGGTTGGTGTCGGGGAGGTGCAACTCCTCGACACCGTTCTAATTACCGGCCTTCGCCGGCAGTGGTTGGTTGCACTTGCCGAACCAGGTGAAGCACCAGGTTCTCCAGCTCGATCACTTCGTCAGTCGCTGACTGCCACTCCAGCACCGCCTGGATCTGTTCCCTGGTGCACTCCAACACCAGGAGCTCCTGCTCCGTGGCACCACGGACTTCCAGAATCTCGACCAAGCCAGCAGCGCTATATGCCTCGGCGTGTACCATTTGGCTGGCCTCGCCGATCCACTCCTGCAGTTCCTTCAAATGCTTGAGCTGTTTCGTCGCACCGTCCCGACCTTCGCCGGTGATGATTTGTACGTGCATGATGGTTTCCCTTTTTGGTGCGGCGTTGCAGCACTAGGCTGTGCGTGTCAGAACGGAATGGACTCGGAAGCGATGTCGTGCATGACCTTCACTGCTTCATTACGGAGTGCGTCGGGAATCGAAAGCAGTGTGCAAAGGAGGTCCAGCAGCGCGAGCATTTGCGCGCAATTCTTGGCAGTTCTTGGGCTGAGACCATCCCCATATGTTTGGGTCAACTGGCCCTGGTACCGAGGCAGGAGCCTCTCCAGGCTGCTGGTTACCCAATCTTCCGATTGCGCCACTTTGATACCGAACGCGATGGCCTTATCCGCGCTGACATCGGTTATCGCCTCGGGCCGGACCCTGGTTGCGTGTGGGCTCTCGTCTGAAAAGTTGATGGTGACCATGCGACTGGCGACGGCATCACTGCATTGCACTGGATGATTTGCGGTGATCGTTAACGCACCTTTGAATGTGTGGTGCTCGGCCATGACGCCCTCCGATCTGATGGAGAACTCGCCGTTGTAGAGCGGTTTCAGTTCGTCCCAATCAAACTTCTGATTGAACTCACCTTCGTTCTCGCAGATAACCACACGGTTTTCCGCGCTCAAGACGGACCGTGCTCGTGCTGCAGGAGTGGGGTATGCCAACGAATACGCATAGGGAACTTGGCCCGTCAGCTTTTGCAGGTAGTCCAAGATCAGAGACTTGCCCCTGTCAGCGGCGCCGTTGATCTGGATAAACGGAAAGCTATTGTGGTCCTTGCGAATTTGAGCGGCGTGTATTGCCCCCAGCCACCAGGCCATGGCGACCACCCCCCGAGGTCCAAAGTAGGCGACAAAGTCATTGAAGCGAATGGCCGATTTGAGTTCGTTCTGCATGTGGTTACTCCTGGTTACTACGGTTAAGCACTCTGGAACATCCAGCAGCGCACGGTTTTTGCTTTGTCGAAGGCGTCTTTCATCCGTGCCGAGCAAACGGTGCGGTTGGTTTCGATGAACTTGGGGCACTTGCTGGTCTTGAGGTGGCGTTTGAGTTCGGTCAGATCCGGGACTTTCTGCCGTTTATTCGCCGCCATTTCTGCGAATTCGTTCAGGTTGACGGCGATCAGGCCGTCGGTGCGGGAGTGATTGAGGTCGCCTTCGGGGCCGTTGAGGTAGTCGAACAGCTCCCAAAATTCCACAACGACGGAGTGGTCGGCGTTAATGGCCAACTGACGATCCTTGGCCATGTTCTGGATCTCTGCATGGGCCGCGTCCACTTGGTTTTTTTTCAGTGGGACGACGTGCACCAGAGCGTCGACCAGGGCGTGCAGTTGGGCGTGATTCTTCGCGATGCGCACCGTGCGGATCTCGGGCAGGGCCAACAGTTGCTGTTCGTACTTCGGGCCCTTTTCGCGGACGGTCTCCATTACCACGGTTTCCATCATGGTGGACTTCACCAGGAAGCCGCTGACCCGATCGACCGGCATGCGCTCCAGCTTTTCCACCAATACTTTGGTCTGAGGTGTCTGGCCTTCCTTTGTCATTGCGATGTGCACAAGTCGCTGCAGGATAGGTTCTGACGCGTTGACAGCGTGGTTCTGGCCAATGACCACGGCCGCACGGAAGGGCGGTTCCCGGGTGTCATTGCCGTTGTTCTTCACACCGGTGGAGCGGACGCTACGCCCGTTATAAGCGGTTTTCAGTTCGTCCCAGTCGTACTGTCTGGTTTGGCTGCCGTCGGTCTTTTCCCGCTCGGATTCAATCAGCACCACCGGCAAATTGGCGACCTGGGCGAAGTTGCGAGCCCGGGCTACCGGTGTGCCCTTGGTTGGGTCGAAGCCCTCGTAATCGCTCCGGCCGCACAGCTTCCACAGGAACTCAATCAAGGTGGATTTGCCGGCACCTGGTTCGCCGATGATCTCCATGAACGGGTAGCTTTTCTGGTGTTGCCGGATTTGCTCGGCAAACAGGGAGCCAAACCAGAAAGCGAGTGCTACCAGGCCCTTGGCGCCGAAGCACTCCCATATGATTTCAAGCCATTCAGTCTCAAACTTCTGCAGGTCGGTGTTTAGATTGAGGATCACGGACTGGCTCAAGGTCTTGATGCTGAGCCGGTCCATATCGAAAAAGTCTTCCTCGTTGAGCTTGAACACCTTCCCGTCGCGCACCGCCACGTCGCCGTAGACGTACGCACCGTGTTCACGGGTATATCCGGTGAAGTCAATGGTCTGCACAGTTTTCAGAGCGTCGGTTTGTTCTTCAATGAACGCATCCAGTTGTTGCGTGGTGCCGGTGAACATCCCGCCCGGGGCAATGCCGAGTAAGCGCTTTTTGAACTCTGCAGACGAAGCAATCTGAGAGCTGGTGAAGGTGTTCTTAATAGGTGCAGCGTCATGTGCAAAGGTGATGCGGAAGTAGTACCAGGACTCGTCGGTGAGCTTGTTTTCCTGGTAGTACAAGGCTTTGGGATTGCATGTAGCGATACGCTGCAGGGCGCCGCACTGCTGCATGGCCTTGGCACGCATCTGCTTATTGTTCAATTGCTGGTCGTCGTGGTGTTCGCTGTCCTCAAGTTCCTGAATCGCCTTGTTGTACTTCTCCAGGTCGAGCTTGAACCAGTAGAGGCGGTTGCCGAACTCCAAGTGGAATTCGCTACGGCGTTTCCAATCGAACATCACCAGGGCCTTCTCCGTGGCGTTGTCGGCAATAAGCAGCGCGCCGTGGTGGCGGGCTGTGGTGATGTCCTTGTCAAACTGGGCTTCGCGTTTAGCGCCCTCGTCCAGGAACTGCCAACGCTGGTGCAGATCGTTCCAGTCGACCTTCCGGTTGTCCCGCTGGGGGATTTGTGCAGCCTCGCAGGTGAAGCCCAGTTCACGCGCCATACGCACCCAGCGCTTCGTATAGGCGTGTGCACCTGGCTCGTTATCCAATGCCCACACCAGCTTCGGCAAGCTGCCTGGACGGGCTGCCACGATCGCCTGCAGCGAGTCGGCCGGGAAGGCGTTCGAAGACATAGCCGATACGGCAGCAATATTGTGATGGACCAGGGCGATGGCATCGAATATGCCTTCAACGATCCAGATTTCTTTCGCTTCCAGGACGTCGACGCACGGCGGGCACCACCACGTGCCCCGGTAGCTTTCACCTGGAGCGAACCGGGCTTTCATCTTTCCGAAGCGGGCCGGTTTGTCGATCAGGCGTTCCCAGTAGCCGCCTTTCTCCAGAGCGAAACGAACCGTGGCGCTGCCGGCGTTGTGCTGCCCTGAATAGTGGGAGTCCTGGGTGAACCAGCCGGCGATCAACTCGATGTTGAATCCGCGCCCAAACTCCAGATAGGCGCGGGCTGTGGCCGTGGGTGCGTTGTCCGTCGCCGGCGCACGCTTGCTCCAGTCTTCAAACAGATCGTTGTAGATTTCTTTGACGTGCAGGGTGTGACCGCACTTTTCAGACCGGCCGCAGATCACCAGCCAGGGTTTGTCATGACGCGAATACAGCTCACGCTTGTGGCACTTAGGACACTCACCACCGCGCATGTAATCGGTATCTTTGCGATGTTTCAGGCCATAGTCAGATTCCAGGCGCTGCAGCACGTCGTGACGAAGATCTTCTTTCATGGGGTTACTTCACTGCTTTAAGGCTGTGGGACAGGGCTGCCATCAGGCGTTTTTGCGCTGCCATTACCGGGACGTGGGCGAGGATTGCGCCGTGGCGAAGACCGTCCGCTACAAAGCGGAACTGGTCGTCGTACCAATGTTCATTGAGGCTCAAGCGGTACTGTTCACGCAGCGCGGCCAGCAACGCTTCGGCCTCGGCCGGGGGCAGTTGGGCTGTGACAATTACGGCGTTTACCATCTGGAAACCTCGATTTCGGGCGCAGTTCACCCAAACCCACGAGACGTGGGGCCGGCGTTTGGTTTGGGTTGGGAGTTACGAGTGCGCGGAGCGCAGACGGACGTTGTCCGGGGTGTTCAGGACGCGTTGATAGATCAAGCTGACAGGCACGGACCAGCAATGTCCTTTAACAGGGTCGCGGATCACCACAACGGTTTCGGTGCTGTGGTCCAAGATGAGACGCTGACGGAAAGCGATTTCCATTAGCTCGATGTGGGCGAGGGAGGTCAGTTTTGTTGCAACCGATTCGGCGACATCGAAGCTGGCCACCAGGTGGTTGATGGCGCGGTTTAGAAGCGCCGACAGGTCGCCCAGGTGCTCGGCTTGATGGCGCTCAAGGAAAGCCAGCGCGGCGTTCTGCATGCATTCCTGATAGTCCAGGGCATTGGTTTGGGTGGTCATTTGGCTTTCCCCAATTTGGCGCGGTAAAGATCGATCGCGGCATACACTTCGGCGGTGCGTGCGGCCATGTGCAAGGTATGGGCGTTCTGGATCAGTTCGGCCTCAACGTCGGTGATCACCCCGTCATCAAGTGCCTGGGCAATGATCTGGTCGACCGTCCCGTGTTTGGCTGAACTCTGCATGGCCCGTGCGTACATCTCCACGTTATCCAGTCTGTCTGGATGGACCACTGGGACGAACATGCCGCCGTACATTGCTGCGACATAAGTGGGCAAGTGGTGAGTGCCCGTCACTTGCTCCAGCTGGAAGATCTGCGCATCGGTCAGTGGGCGGCAGCTGTTGTTCTCATAAGCGTGGTTATCAAACTTTTTGAGCGGCAGGCCGATTCGTGCGGCGGCACATTCGCGGCCACCTGAGTAGCTGCAAATGATTGCGCTGACCACTTCCCGACGTGTTTTTAGAACTCGACTTTTCATCTTCTGCTGTTCCCTCAGTGCACTGGCCATTACTGTGCAATCACGCCGTCTTTGATGCCGAGCAGCACGGCGGCGCGATGTGCCTCCCCCCGGCGACCTTTTTTACGACCGTTCAAAAGGTCGCTGACCAAATTCTTATTCAGTGAATGAGTGCGGCTGAATTCCGCAATGCTCATCCCTTTGCGATCCAGAGCCTCCCGGGCTTGCTCGGGTGTAAGGGTGGCGGGCATAGTGTTCGCTCGTGTGCGTTCGTGTGGATTCGTGTTTGTACGGCGCCGATTATGACCAGTTTATTTGTCCTGTAAAGGGGCTAAAGCTTGAAAAATTTGTCATCGGGAGAACTCCCAGATGTGAGTGCGGGCGAATGCTTGCGCGAAGAAAGGGGTCGTTTGGGCCTCAAACAAGAAGAAATGGCACAGATTGGCGGCGTAACCCGTAATACCCAAGGCAGCTATGAGCGTGACGAGCGGCGCCCGGATACTGGTTATTTGAAAGCCTTGCACGCTGTAGGATTGGACGTCCTTTACGTCGTAACAGGCGTGCGGACCCCCGTGCCTGTTGGGGATCTGACCGAGGACGAAGAGGTGCTGGTTAGGCGGTACCGAAGCATGCCGTCGGATGACCAAAAATCTGTGCGTCGCTTCATCCAGGCGATCGCCGACGACGTAGCAAAGAGTTCGAATTAAGTTGTAACAAAACTTGTATCCCATTCGGGCCTCCCCAGTCCTAAAGCCAATCCCTGCTCCGATAACGTCGATTCAGCAATGCATTTCATGGAGTAATAAGCATGTTGGATCGCACGAACAATGAACGCGCCTGCGCCGAGATCCGCGAGTTTGAATGGCTCGCCCTTTCCAGAATTGAACGTAATTTCATTGGCTTATATCGGCAGTTAAATGAAGAGGATCGGAAGCAACTCAGGCGTCTTACTGAGGCTCTGGCCACCGTTCCAGAAGAGTCGGTAGCTAGTTAAACGCCATAACAGAAGGCTGCAGACGTAGCCTGGTCGCCGGCCTCATAGGTCGGCGTTTGGGCCAATTTCACGCTGCCCCAAGTTGGTCAAATAACTCTCGCTGCTTGGCCCTGGGCATATCTCTCAAACGATCAAACAACATTCTTTCGTAGGATTGAGCTGAAGGGCTGAGCGTGTGCGAAAACGTCAGATTCGCTACCCATGTGTGCCCGCACGTTGCGTCGAGGCACTGGCAATAGAGCTTGGCAAAATCCCGCGATAGTTCTTCGCGTGAAGCAATCCGGCCCTTGTTCCCGCATTTGCATACAACTCTCATTGTGTCCCTCCCCAGGGCAGCCAATAGCCACTATTTTGCCACATTTTGTAGTGGCAATAGCTGCTTTAAGACGTTTGCCCAGTGTTATCGACTGGTGTTTTGGTTTCTTGCCAGGATATTTTCCTGTCGTGTCGGAGCGTGTCGTTCAACTGGCTGAATAGCTGGCAAATCGGTCTGATCTCGTTGCTGGTGTACACACGATCGATCTTCTCAATGTCACCAAACCCGCCGCTGTTTTCCGGAATAATCCCGGCCAGGGCAGGGTTCATCCGCCAGGCGGCGATCACGTCATTGCGGGTGATGTTCTTCACCTTCTCCAGCTCGTCCTTGGCCTGAAAGTCGCCCACGGGAATGATCTGGATCGCGTTCTCCTTGCCGTTGGGAATGTTGACGAACATCGAGCGGAAGTTGCCCACGCCCTTGCTGGCGCTGATCTGGGCGCGCAGGTTGTCTTCGTCTTCCTCGGTCAGGTCCGGGTCGTTGGTGTAGAAGATGTAACCCGCATGCGCACCGTTGCTGTAGTAGCGCCGGCGGAACAGGGTCGCGGCTTCGTTGAGCAACAGCGCCTGCAGACCTCCCAGATAATCGGGCACGCCATAGATGTTCTGTTCCACGTCGTAGTCTAGGACGTGTTCGATTTCCTCTTGGTCGAAGTCCATGTACTTGCTGTCTGGCAGCAGCATCCGAAACCCACCGTCGACCTTCACCCGCATGTTGATCGCTGGCAGGTGCTGCATCTCCAGCACCTCGCCGAATGCGTTGGTGTCGCGGTAGAAATAGGCCTCTCCAAACACCATGTAATCCAGGCTCGCCCGTCCCATGGTCTGTGTGCTGCAGCCCTCGGACGGGATGAATTCACGCAACAGCAAGTTGCGCTTGAACTTGGGAATGGCGCCGTGGTGCGCGTTGGCGCGTAGCAGCTTGGCCAGGCCCGCCCGGGACACCGGTGGCTTGTAGATTTCGCCGTCGTCGCTGAGAAACACCCCCAGGTACTCGCCGATGTTGCCGGACAGCACCTGTTCGGGTTCCCCGAAGGTAAACGCCCGCATGGGCTGTGGCTGTCGCGCCTGCTGGCTGGTTTGGGGCTTTTTGTGTCGTGGCTTGGGCATTGTTTCCGCTCGTGACGTAGCGGCTACGGCGCCGCTTGTTGGTGTTGAGGGGTTCGTTGAACAGGGCGTGCATGATCGACCAAGCGATATCGGCGTGGCCGGTGGCGTCAGTGCGCGAAGCGCTGTACGTCACTTGGCCGCTGGTGGTGGTGCCGCGTTTAATGGTCAGAAACGCCTGGGCGATGTCGGTCCAGCCGGCGTCCCATTCGATGCGGCTCCCCTGGATCGTGTCCTGGGCCTTGAGTACCAGCGTGTTTTTGGTTTCAAGGCTGTAATGGATCGCGGTCGCTCGCGGATAGAAGTCGCGCACCAGGTCAAACACGCCGTAGCCAATACCGGTCGTGTCGATGCCGATGTGCTGCACGTTGAAACGCTCGGTAAGTTTCTTAACCTGTTCGGCCTGGTACTTGAACGACTGCCCACGCCAACTGTGTTTTTCCAGGATGCGGAATTTCGCCCCGGGTTCCAGTGGCGGAGCGACCACCACGCACGTGGCGTCGTCGCGGGTGCGGCTGGGATCGTAACCAAGCCACACCGGGCTGTTGCCGAACGGCCGATCCAGATCCGGGTTGAAGTCTTCCCACAACGACAGGTCGGAGTAGCACCGCTCCAGGTCTTTGAGGCCGAACGCGCTCTGGCTGCTGTCGATGAACTTGCAGTAAAACAGCTGCTGGAATTTGTCTTCGTCGTACTCCAGCTGCAGCTGCTCCAGGTCGAACAGATCGCACCCGCCATCGATCGCGTCCTGGATGGTGATGGTCTTGCGCCATTGACCATCTGGGCACAGCGCGCCCTGCGTGTAGGACGCCTCGGTAGGCCAGGTGCCGCCGGCTTTCTTGCCGCGTTTGCTGTTGCGGAATTCCTCCCCGGACCAGAACGGGTATGCCTGGTGCGAGACTGCGCTGGGAGTCGAAAAGTAGGTTTTTCGCCACTTCTTGTGGGTACCCATGGCGCTGGCCACGGTGCTGAGCTTTTCGAAGTCGCGGATCCAGAAGTACTCATCCACGTACACATGGCCGTGGTAGCCCTGGGCGGTGCTGCTGTTGGTCGAAAGGAAGCGCAGCTCGGCGCCATTGCTGAGCGTGATCGGGTTGCCGGTCAGCTCGATATCGAACCACTGTTTGGCAAACTGGATGATGTAGCTGCGGAAGATCTCTGACTGCGAGCGGCTGGCCGATAGGAATACCTGGTTGTCACCAGTCAACACCGCGTCCATGAACGCTTCGCCGGCGAAGTAGTAGGTCAGGCCTACCTGGCGACTTTTGAGAATGTTGCGGATCCGGCTCGTCAGCGGGTTTTGCTTGGCCGCGAACAACTCCTGCTGATAGCGGTACATCTTGCTGATGAACTTATCCAGGAAGTCGACTTCGGTCAGACCGCTGATGTCGTTCTTGGCCTTCTTTTCCTTTTTCCTGTCGCCGCCCTCGCCACGGCTGGAGCGTTCGCCACGCGACCGCCTGCGCGGTTCCTGGGGCTCGCCCATGTCGTCGCCGTTCGATGCTGCCACCGGTGCGGGTTTGGCCGCTTGTTTCAGCAGGCGTTCGCGAACGATGGTCAGTCGGTCCAGTTCGTTGAGGTCGTCTTTGGACAGGCTGCCAACCTTGTCCAGGAGGAGGGTGATCCGCCGGCCAACGGCAGTCAGCGGTTCTTCGTCCGACAGCATGTCCTCCCAACCGCCCTGGCGGATCCAGTAATAGACGATCCGGATATTGGGTAGGTTGAGCTGCGCCTGAATTTCCTTGGCCTTACAGCGGCGCAGAAACAGGCGTTTGGCGGCTTCTTTAACTTCGGTCGAGTAGTACATGGGACGCAGTCTATGCGGCGAAAACGCTGTAAACGCGGGGTTAAATTCCGTGATCCACCTATATCGCGAATATAGGAGAAACGCGCATTTGAACCGTTTGTTTGAGGCTTGGCGGCTCCCTATCGTGGCGGCTCATTCAACGATTGAGCGCAGTTATCGCCCATGCCCCGTTCCCTTGTTTCGTACTGGAAACGTGTCGCCACCAGCGGCACCACCGCCGATGGCCGCGAGATCCTTCCCCAGGAACTGCGCGATATCGCTGAAACCTACAAGCCGTCCAGATACACGGCGGTGATCTGGTGCGATCACGAACGCTGGAGCGGTTCCCACGGCACCGTCTTTGCTGTGCGACTGGTGGAAGAAGGTGAAGACCTGGAGCCCGGGCAAATCGCCTTGGAGGCGCAGCTCAAGCCGAACGACCGCCTTCTGCAGCTGAATGATCAGGGCCAAAAGCTTTTCTCCAGCATCGAGATCACCCCGAACTTCGCAGGCAGCGGAAAAGCTTACCTGACAGGTCTGGGCGTCACCGATGAGCCGGCCAGCCTGGGAACCCAGGAACTCTATTTTTCGAAGCAAACCCACAAAAACTCCTTTTATGCCGCCTCCGTCGAACTGGGCTCCTTTGAAGCTGAACCGCAGAGCGAGGTCGGCAAGCTGATCTGCTTGCTCACTGGCCTGTTCAAGCGCTTTGCCACGGACGCCGAGCCCGCCGAACCCACCACCCCAACCGAGAGCAAACCCCCAATGGATGAAGCTACCGCAACGGCCCTCAAAGCCCTGCTGGAGCAGCTGCTTGTCGTCGCTGCCGGCATTCAGGCTGTGATTGAACCCGCCGCCGCAGATGCACCAGAACCCGATCAGGCGCCAATCGACGATGTGAGCGCTGCCGTAGACGAGATCGTCACTACAGCCGAGGAAGAACGTGAGTTCCGCCGTAGCGGTGGATCGAACAAGGCCGTTCTGGCTCAGTTGGAAAAGCTGCAAAAGCAGTTCTCCGCCCTGCGGAACGACTCGACCGGTCGCCAGTTGCCACGCAATCCCGGCCCAGTGACCACCACCAAAAAGCGGGTGCTCTGATATGGCCCAGCCATTAAGCGCCCGTGGCGCCAAACAATATGCCGAGCTGCAGGAAGCGATGGCCGAAGCGTACGGCGTCGAGCGATCGAGCCGCATGTTCAGTGTGGACCCGACGATTGCCCAAGAGCTGAACGACGCTATCACTGCGAAAGCTGACTTCCTGGAGCGTATCAACGTCGTTCCGGTGAGTGAGATCAAAGGCGAAAAAGTCTTCATCGGTGTGAATGGTCCGGTCACTGGTCGCACCAATACCAAAACCACCGACCGCGAAGCCAAAGACGCATCAGCGTTGGACAATACCACCTACGAGCTGGCCGATACCCAGTCGGACGTGGGGCTGCCGTACGCCAAGATCGATGCCTGGGCGAAGTTTCCAGACTTCAAAGAGCGCTATTCCGCGGCGGTGCAAAAACGCATTGCTCAGGACCGTATTGTTATCGGTTTCCACGGCACCAGTGCGGCAACTCAGACCGATCTGGCGGCTAATCCCAAGCTGCAGGACGTGAACAAAGGTTGGCTGCAGCAACTGCGCGAGCAAGCCCCGCAACAGGTGCTGAAAGAGGGTAAGACTGCCGGTAAGGTCACGCTGGGCGCCGGTGGCGACTACGCCAACCTTGATGCCCTGGTGCACGACACCAAGCAAATGGTGGACGAAATCCTGCGCGAAGACGGCGACCTGGTCGCGATCATCGGCACCGATTTGCTCGCCGCTGACAAGGCTAAGTTGTACACCAAACAGGGCGACACCCCGACTGAAAAGGAGCGTATCGAAAACGCCCAGGTGATCGCGACCTATGGCGGCCTGCCGGCGTTCAGCGTCCCGAACTTCCCGGTCAACGCGGTGCTGGTCACCAGCTGGGACAACCTCTCGATTTACTACCAGGACACCAGCTGGCGTAAGCAGACGATCGAGAACCCGAAGCGCTCACGCGTTGAGGACTACAACAGCCGCAATGAAGGTTATGTGATCGAGCAGCTGGAAAAGATCGCGTTCACCGAAAACGTTGAGTTGGTGGCCGCGTGAGCCTGGCCCTGGCGCACAAGCGCCGCACCCTGGCCATGGGCAGCACAGCAGTAGCGGCGCTCGCCGCTGCCGCTGACTTGGCCTACTCGCCGGCGGATGCCCTGAGCAGCCCCGCCAATGCGCGCAAACACCTGCTACTGCAGGAGGCGGCGTTGGACCAGGATCTGGAGCGCCTGAGCGCGATGAAAGGCGCGTTGGCAGGGCGCCAATTGCTCAAGCGCGACGAGTTGCTGCCCAAATACCAGGAATACGTCCAGCGCTATTGCGAGTCGGGGCTGAACTTCACCAATCGCGTTGCGGTGCAGGTGATGGTGTGGCTGTTCGATACCGCCCAGTTTGAAGACGCGCTGGAGCTGGCTGACTTCCTGATGGAGCAGGGCCAGAAGATGCCGGAGCGATTCAAGCGCCGTGACATCCAGACCTTTGTTGCTGATGCGATCGCAGACTGGGCCTACGACGAATACAACGCGGGCCGCAGCCCTGAGCCCTATCTATCCGATCTGCTGCCCCGTGTTGACGGCGAATGGGACCTGCCTGAGCAGATCCCGAGCAACTACCACAAGTTAATCGGTATGCGGGCTATGGAGGCTGAGCAGTGGGAAACCGCGCTCAAGCATTTGGAGCGCTCTACCGAGCTGTACCCGAAGGCCGGCAACGACACACGCATTAAAAAAGTCCGCAGGGCCTTGGAAAAACAAGCGGCCGTTACCCCGGCCACCGAATAACCGACTACCCCCCCAGCGGGGACCTGTGGAAGTGAGCCGCCCATTTATGGACCGTCCCACTGAAAACAGGCTCCCCGCCCTATTTGAGCGGCCAGCAATGAGCTTTTCCGGGAAACCCACCACCTTTGTGGAGCAGACGATAGAGAACGACGGCTTTTGGCCCGACCTCTCTGTGTCCGAATTCCAGAAGGAACAACGCCTGCCGGCGGAGTACCTGGTGGAGCTGCTGGCCGACGCATTGAACGCGGCGATGGTCGAGGTCAATACGGACCTGGCCAAGTGCAAAGCTCGCTGGCAAGCCAATGGCGTCACGCGTGTCGAGACCGCGGATTCCAGGCTGCTGCCGGAACGGGCATTTCAGGTGAAGTTGTACAAGCGCGCCGTGTACTGCCGCGCCAAGGGCAATTCCCTGCCGCAGTTCGCCACCATCACCCGCCGCGAGAGCGCCGAAAACACCGGCAAGGAAGCGCCCGAACGTGCCGAAACCTTCCTGGCGTTCAGCCAGCAAGCCGTGCGTGCCCTGCAGGGCCGTGGCCGCATCACGGCGGCGCTGTTGTGATCCAGCTGCAGGCGCTGACCGCCTACCTGATGGCCCGCAACCTGGTGGAGCCTGAGCAGTTCGACAGCTGGACCGAACAGGTCAGCCTTGAGCTGATCTGGAAGCCCGACCGCGACGGCCTGCACATGGCTGACATGCGTTATCGCGCGGTGTTCTCCCTGGAGCGTTTCACCGGCAACCCGGCCAGGCTGATGGCGCTGGTGGGCAGTTGGCTGGAAAACCACGATCCCGATCGGGACCGCCACGAACTACCGGCACCACTGTTTGCCGTTGAACCCCTCGACCAGGACAGCTTCGACGTGGACCTGTCCCTGGAGTTCGTCGAGCCGCAATACCTGGCTCAGGACCCTGACGGCGAGATCGAGGCGTTCGGCAAGACTTGGGCATTCGTCCCGTTCGATCTGTGGGTTGCCGAGCATGGCGAGGTGGGCAGCAATGGCCGCTAACCCGCTCGACCTCGATGTCAGGGGCTTGCTCGATGTCGACGCTCAGTTGGCGTTGCTTGAACTGCCGCCCCAGCTGCGCCGGCGTTTGCTCAACAGAGTGACCACACGCGTACGGACGATGAGCCGTAAGCGCGTGCGGGAGCAGAAGAACACCGACGGCACCCCGTTCGCTGAGCGCAAGGGCAATGCCAAGGGCAAAAAGAAGATGGAAGCCGGCCTGGCCAAGCTGCTGCAGGTCACTCGCGTCAGTTCGGATGAAGCTGAACTGGGCTGGAAAAACGCCTTGACCCGTTGGGTCGCCGCCCAGCAGCACAACGGCGTCAGCGAACGGCGAACCGCTGCACAGATGCGCCGCTGGAACAAAGTCCCGCCCGGTATTGCATGCACCGACAAACAGGCCAAGCGCCTGCGCCGGCTGGGCTTCCGTGTTCGCCAGAAGGGCAAAAAGGCGCTGGCCAGGCCGTCGGTGGCGTGGATTCAAGAGCACGTGAACTACGCCAAGGCCGGCTTGCTGATCCGCATCTTGAACGACGAACAAACAGAAAAAACGGGCGCGCAAAGCTGGGACATCACCCTGCCAAAACGCCAGTTCCTCGGCGTGGAAACCAGCGGCGAAACCCGCGAGCTGGTTAACCAGGTCTTCGAACAAATCCTTAATTCACCCCGCTAACGAGGCACAGCATGGCACTTGGCAAAGTCAGCGTTAACAATCTCAATCTGGGCCAAGGGGCCGTGACTGAGATCGAGCGCTATTTCCTGTTTATCGGGCCAGGCCCGAAAACCGGCCCAAAAAACATCGGCAAACTGTTGCCGCTCAATACCGAAAGCGACCTGGATGCTGCCCTGGGCACTGCAGCCAGTGACCTGAAAACCCAGATCACTGCAGCGCGCTTGAACGGCGGCGACCGCTGGGCGTGTCTGGCGGCGCCGATCGCGGCCGATGCCGACTGGCGCGTCTCTCTGGAGGCTTGCCAACAGCAGGGCTTTTCCGTCGAGGCCGCAGTGGTCACCCAACCGGTGACCAAGGGCGAAGACCTGACCGCCATGCATGACGCGGCTGTGTTGGTGAACAACGTTTACGGCCGCCGGTTGTTCGTGATGGCCGCGACTGCCAGTCCGACCGTGCTGCAGTCCTGGTCGGAATATGTCGCCGAACAAAAGGCGATCACCGCAAACGTGGCCGCGCCCCGTGTGCTGGCTGTACCGCAGCTGCATGGCAATGACCTTGGCGTGCTGGCCGGTCGCTTGGCCGATGCAGCCGTGAGTATTGCCGACAGCCCAATGCGCGTGGCCACTGGTGCTGTAAACGGCCTCGGCAGCGTGCCGGTCGACAAAGATGGCGTGCCGCTGCCGTCCGCGATCCGCGCCGAGCTGGACAAGGCCCGCTTTTCTGTTTCCCAGACCTACCCGGATTACCCGGGCGTGTATTGGGGTGACGGCAACATGCTGGACACCCCAGGCAGTGACTACCAGGTCGTTGAATATCTGCGCCTGGCGGACAAGGCCGCACGCCAGGTACGGCCTCTGCTGATTCGCCGCGTGGCCGATCGCCGCTTGAACAACACCCCCAACAGCATGGCCGTGAACGTTAACGCGCTGATGGCGCCACTGCGCCAGATGGCCAAGTCGGTCAAGTTCGCCGGCCAGGTGTTCCCGGGCGAGATCGAAACGCCAAAAGACGGCGACATCGTGTTGACCTGGAAGAGCAAAACCGCCGTCGAGGCGTACATCAAGCTCAAGCCCCACAACTGCCCGAAAGACCTCACGGCGAACATCGCCCTGGACCTTTCCAACGACGATTCGGAGTAACCCCCCATGTCACGTATTGGCGGCAAGAACTTTGACGTGAACCTGGGCGACATGCAGGTCCACGTCGAGAGCTGCACCCTGGACATCACCGACAACAGCAAGACCGCGCAAACCCGGGGCGTGCCTGACGGCTACGTCGACGGCGATGTTGCGGCGGCCGGTGAAATCGAACTGGACTCCATCAACTTCAACCTGGTCGTCGAAGCGGCGCGCACTGCCGGCAGCTTTCGCAAGCTGGATGCGTTCGACGTGGTGTTCTTCGCCAAGGCCGGCGACGACGAGCTGCGTATTGAAGCGTTCGGCTGCAAATTGAAGGTTTCCAGCTTGCTGAGCATCGATCCCAAAGGCGGCGAGAAGACCAAGCACAAGGTGCCTTTCGAGGTGACCAGCCCGGACTTTATCCGCATCAACGGCGTGCCTTACCTGGATGCCACCGAGATAGAGGGCATTAGCTGATGGTATGCCCGTTCGATCGCGCCCAAGCACTGGAACAACGTCAGCGGGACCAGGCTATCAAAGCCCAGTTGGCCCAGGCCCGGCGTGAGTCAGCGGGCCAAAGCCTTACTCACTGCCAGGACTGTGATAACGAGATTCCGGCAGCGCGCCAGGCGCTCGGCGGCAAGACCCGCTGTGTCCCGTGCCAGTCTTTTTTCGAAAAAGGAGTGCAGCGATGAGCACGAATCAGGCGGCCCAGGACACCGCCATTGCACTGGCGAAAGCGTCACCTGCGATCGGTGTAGCCGCCACTGGAGCGACAGGGGCCATCGACTGGTCGGCTGTCGCCTACATGCTGACTGCCGTTTACATGGTGCTGCAGATCCTGCTGTTGGTTCCCAAGTATCGCCAGATGCTGCGCGACTGGAAGGTTAAGCCATGAGCCTGCGCGGCAAGATCGCCGCCGGCGCCATCGCGCTCTGCAGCTCCACACTCGTTGTGTTCCTGGGCACCTGGGAAGGCAACGGCCAGAACACGGTTTATGCCGACAAGCTGGCCCGTGGGCTGCCAACCGTGTGCAAGGGCATCACCGGCCATACCAGTCCGTACCCGGTGGTTGTTGGTGACTACTGGTCGGATGCGCGCTGCAACGAGGTGGAGCAGCTGGTGATCAGTAAAGGCCAACTGCAGCTGGCCGACTGCATCACCAATCAGGACGTGGGCCAGAACACGTTCGACGCCCTGAGCAGCCATGGCCACAACTTCGGCACTCCCAGCACATGCGCCAGTCGCGCCGTGGGCCTGATCAATGCCGGCCGCATTAAAGAGGGCTGCCAGGCGCTTGCCTGGGCGCCTGACGGCAAAACACCGGTCTGGGCCTTCATCAGCAAGCCCGATGGCAAGAAGGTATTTGTCCGGGGTTTGCATAGCCGCCGCTTGGCCGAGGCCGAGCTTTGTAAGGCGGGCCTGTGATGCGCGAAGGCACCTTCATCCTGGTGCTGTGCCTGTTGGCCTGGTTCGGCTTTGACCTGCTGCAGGGCCAGCGCGATACCGCACGCACCGAGCGTGACGCGGCGCTCTTCGAAGTGAACGGCCTGCGCGAGGCGGCGCGCATCAGCGGCGAAATGCTGGCTGAGCGTGACGCTATCGACCTCAAACGTACCTTGGAACTGAACGATGAACGCGCCAAAAACGATGCCCTGCGCCGCGCTGTTGATGCTGGCTTTAACCGGCTGCGCCTCAACGCCACCTGCAGCGCCCCAGCCACCCCAGCGGCCGGCGCCGGCGGCGTGGCTCATGCAGCCGCCCCCGAACTCACAGCAGACGCTCGACAAGATTATTTCACCCTCAGAGACCAGCTCGCCCTCAGTCGCCAAATGATCCTGGGCCTGCAGGACCACGTGCGCAGGGTATGCCTGCGCTGATTCACCCACTTTCTAACCCTGAACGGAGCAACACCATGACCGATACACGCGATATCACCCTGGAAGTAGGCGACAAAGAATTCACCTTCGCACTGACCCCGCAGGACGTGACGAAGTACTTCAACGCTGTTACCCAGACCAACAAGGTTTCGCCAGCCAACAACTTGCTGGTGACCACCGTTAAGCAGGAAGAACGCGCCACCCTCAAGGCCCAGTTGGGCAACCCGGTGTTGGTCATGCAACTGGCCGGCGCGCTCCTGGAAGAGTACGGCCCGGACGTTGAAATCACCGTAAAAAAGCCCTCGACCACGCCGAACGACTGACCGAAAACGGCCTTGGCCAACTCGTGGCCCTGGCCGGCCGCTGGTTACCTGGTGCCGAACCCACCGCCGAGGTGATGGGGACGGCCAAGTGGCTGGAGGACGAGCACTGGCGCCGCATGGAAATCGCCATTGCCAACGGCATCGCCTACGCACTCAACGGATAAAGACTGATGGCTGACAAAAGCGCCCGCCTGGCCTTCATTTTGAGCCTGACCGACAAGGTCACCGCCCCGCTGGGCAAGGTCAAAATGGGCTTTTCTGACCTGGCCGAACAGGGCCAGAAGAACATCACCCAGATGGGCCTTGGCCTGGCCGGGATGGTGGGCGCCGGCGTGGCTATCACCCAGTCACTGGAACCGGCCCTGGATATGAACCGCGCCCTGGGCGAAGTCCGATCGCTGAACGTGGCCGAAGACGCGCTGAACTCGCTTAATCGCAAATCCCTGGAGTTTTCCGTGGCCTACGGCGAGAACGCCCGGGATTTTGTGGCCTCGGCGTATCAGGTCGAGGGCGCCATTAAAGGAATGGTCGGCAGCCAGTTGGCGACCTTCACCAATGCCAGCAACGTGTTGGCCAAGGCCACAAAGTCCGATGCGGCCACCATGGGCACCTACGTCGGCACGATGTACAACCTGTTCAAAGGCCAGGCCGACGCCATGGGGAAGGGCCAGTGGGTCGAGACCTTGGCGGGCCAGACGGCCACGGCCGTGCAGTTGTTCCGCACCAGTGGCGAGCAGATCGGCGAGGCGTTCAAGGCTGCCGGTGGCTTGGCCAGCACCGCCGGCGTGAGCCTGGCCGAGCAAATGGCCGTGCTGGGTACGCTGGGCAGCACCATGGATGGCGGGGAGGCTGGCGGCCTCTACAAGTCGTTCTTTGAGAACGTCAGCGGGGCTTCTGAAAAGCTCGGCATGAAGTTCGTGGACCAGCAGGGCAAGTTGCTGCCGATGCTGGACATCCTGGACAAGCTCAAGGGCAAGTTCGGGGATCTGTCGATCGAGGCGAACGGTAAGAAGCTGCGTGATGCTTTCGGCGGCGAGGCGGCGCGCCTGATCACCACATTGATGGGCGACACCGGCCGCTTGAAAAACGGCATGGAACAACTGGGAAATGTGCGCGGCCTGGAAAACGCCGAGCGCATGGCTAAGGCCATGGTGGACCCGTGGCAACAGTTCGGCGCCGCCGTGCAGGCGTTGCGTATTGCCTTTGGCCAGTCATTGATCCCGATCCTGGCGCCGTTGATGGACCGCCTGGTGGCGATCGCCGGCACGCTAACCCGCTGGACGCAGTTGTTCCCAAACATCACCCGCATGGTCGGCATCGCTACGTTGGCAGTGTTCGGGATCATCGCCGTCATGTCGCTGCTGACGCTGACTGTGGGCATGTCGAAAATGGTCTGGCTCGGGGCTGTCGTGGTGTGGAACGCCTTGACCTGGTCCGGCTATCGCAGTATCGCCATGTTCCTCTACCACACCGTCATGGTGACCGGATTCGTGGCCGGCCTGGTGCTGATGGTCGCCTGGATGGGCTTGGTCAAGGGCGCGATGCTGTTGTGGCAGGGCGCGATCTGGCTGGTCAACACCGCGTTACTGGCCAACCCGGTGATCTGGATTGTGGTCGGCATCGTTGCCCTGGTCGCGGCCGTGGCGGCGGTGATCGTCTATTGGGACCAGTGGACAAGCGCTCTACTCAACAGTGAGGCGTTCAAGTGGGTCAGTGCTCAACTGACCGCACTGTCGGACTGGTTCGATTCGATGGGCGGCTGGTCGGGGATGGCCAGCGCCGCCTGGGACGGCATCGTCAACATCTTCAAGAGCGCTATCAACGGCCTGATCGCGATGTTGAACAAGATCCCGGGCGTACAGATCGATGCGGCCTTTGGTGACATGCCGGCAGCGCCGGAGCTGCCCACCATCAGCGCGCCGCAAGTCGAAGCGCCATTGCTGCCTCAACTGGTGAGCGCCCCCCAGCAGCCGATCCAGGCACCGCCCCTGGTGCTGGCTCCCACGCCGAAAGCACCGGCGCCGGTGATGCCAACGCTCGAAGCACTGCAACCCCCAGCACAGGCGCCGGCATTGGTTTTGGCGACCGCGCCCAAAGCACCTGCCTTGCCGATGGCCACGCCTGCAGCCTTGCAGCCGCCGGCACCGGCGGCACAAGCCCAGATGCCCCGGGAAGTGCCTCGCGCCTTGCCGACTTTGGTGGCGGCACCGCCCGTTAAATCGCCGGCGCCGATCGGCCCGCAGTTGACCGTCCCGCAGCCGCTGCAGGCGCCACCCCTGGTCACCGCTCCTGCACCAACCGAGAAGGCCGAACAGAGCCAGCAGCGCATCAATGGATCGGTATCAAGTCTATCGCCCAAACGGCCTGACGCCGTGCCCCGTGGCGGCTTCCTGGCCAGCATCCAGAACAACAATCAAACCCAGAACAAGGGCACGCATGTGGAGAACGTCAACATTCACACCGCCAAGCAAATGAACCCGCTGGAGCTGGAAGGCATGTTGGCCATGGCGGTGGGCGGATGAGCGAATACATCGACCTGTTGATCATGGACAACGACCTGGTCCTGGACCCCTCGCGTCAGCCTGTGCTGATTGAGGACCGGGCCAGCATCGCCCAGGACATCGCGCACATGATCCGTGAGAGCGGCTTGCTGGTCACGTTGGTGGCCGAGCGTAGCCGTCTGCGTCAGCGCGACTGCATCCAACAAATGGAGCTGCTGGTAGAGGCCGATGCGCGCCTGGTACCGGGTACGGCGCTGATTAAACAAGTGGAGTCTGGCCATTACCTGGTCACGGCGAAAACGCTGAAATTTGGCGACATCGAGGTGACGTTGTGAGCGACGTAGATTTTAAACAGGCACTGGCAGACAGCGGCATTCCGGTAACAGAGGACGGCTTGCGCAAGGCCTGGGAAAAGGAAGTCGCCGAGCAAGGTAGCAAGCTGAGCAACACCAGCGCCTACTCGCCGTTCTGGCGCCTGATCACCGCGCTGGTCACCAAGCCAGTGATGTGGCTGATCAACTTTGTCAGCGGCACCGTGCTGCCCAACTTCTTTGTGAAAACAGCCGTGGGCAAGTGGCTGGACATGCTGGCCTGGGCGGTCAACGTCGAGCGCAAAGGGGCGACCAAGGCCAAAGGCGTGCTGCTGTTTACCCGCGATGTCGCCGGCGGCGCGCTGGAGCTGCCCGCCGGCGTCCTGGTGCAATCGGCCGCGATCAACGGCCATATTTACCAGTTGATCACCACCCAGGCCGTGACTTTTGCGGATGGCGTGCTGCAGTTGGAAGTCCCGGTAGAAGCCCAGGAGGTGGGCAGCGGTTACAACCTGGCGCCGGGTTACTACGCCATTTTGCCCGTGCCCATTGCCGGCATTGCCCAGGTGGTGAACGCGGACGGCTGGCTGATTGCACCAGGTGCAGATCCTGAGCCGGACGACCAGCTGCGTTTGCGCACGCGCAACCAGTTCTCGGCGGTCAACCAGTGGCACACAGACTCCGTGTACCGCGCCATGATCTCTGCGTTCCCAGGCGTACGGCCGGACGGCGTGTATTTCCTGCACGGCGCGCCACGTGGCCCGGGTAGCGCCAATGCCTATGTGCTGTTTGATGCGGACGTGCCGGCGGCGACTTACCTGGAGCAAATCAACGGGCATATCCGCGACCAGGGCAACCATGGCCACGGTGATGACCTGTTGGTGATGGTCATGCCGGAGACCCAGCACGCGCTGAGCCTCACCTGGTGGCCACGACCATTGCTGACCGTCGAGCAGCGCGACAAGCTGCAGGCGGAAGTGGAACAGTTCATCCGTGCGGCCTTTCGAGAGAGCGGTACTGGTGACTATCAGCCGACGCTGACCTATCCCCAGTCGCGGTTTTCGTTCAGCCGCTTGGGCGAAGAACTTCACCAGCAGTTCGCTGGCATCGAGTCGTTGCATTTTGACAATGCCGACATCGTGTCAGAGCTGACCATCCCCAGGATCAAAAACCTGCAGGTGGTGGCGGCATGATCAAGCTCAATTTGCCTTTCTGGCTGGACGGCCCGCAGTTGGCCAAGTTGAAAGCCGCCGCCCAGTCCTGGTGGGAAAAGGTCGAAGGTTGGCTGCAGTGGCCGCTCCTGCAGATGGACGCCGACACCTGCCACCTGACCGTCCTCGATTTGCTGGCCTGGCAGCGCGACATCAGCCGTTTCAAAGACGAACCCGAAAGCCTTTACCGCTTACGGGTGAAGTTCGCCTTCATCAACGCAGTCGACGCCGGCAGCACGGCCGGACTCAAACGCATCCTGCAGCGCCTGGGCGTGGGGTATGTGGAGATCAACGAGCGGTTACCCGATCGGGACTGGGACGTGGTGCTGCTGCGCCTCTCCGACTCCCAGCTGTCGCAAAACCCTGAGCTGATGCGCGTGCTGATTCAGCAGTATGGCCGCACCTGCCGGCGGTATGACTTCGTGACCATCACCCCCGTATCACTGCGCATCGTCGCGGTGGACTTCAACGACGACCAGCAAACGCTGGTCGCCAGCCTGTAGGAGCCCCCCAATGGGAGCCAGCATTACCCTTGCAGGTGAAAGCCTGATCGCGCAGAAACTTGGCGCACAACAAACACTGAGCGTTGCCCGATTTATTCTGGCCAATGTGCCCGGGCTTGATCCCAACGCCGCCGTGGATCGCAAAGCGGGCAAGCCGTTGCCGGCGCATATCGTTGGCACGTATGAAGTTACCCAGTCCGGCTTCGTCAACCCGAACCAGGTGGTCTACAGCCTGATGCTCGGTAGCGATGTTGGGGACTTTGACTTCAACTGGATCGGCCTTGAAACGAGCGAGAACGCTTTGCTGGCCGTGGCGTATTTGCCGGTACAGCAAAAGCGCCGGAACATTCCGCCGCTCCAACTGGGCAACAACGTAACGCGTAACTTCCTGGTGGTGTTCGACGGCGCCCAGGCGCTGACCGGGATCAAGATCGATGCCAGCACCTGGCAGCATGACTTCACTGTGCGCCTGATCGGCATGGATGAGCGTGAGCGTCTGAGCAATCGCGATGTTTACGGGCGTGCATGCTTTCAGAGCGGCGCTTTCGAGCTGGAAAAGGTCGGTGATGATTATCGCCTCAAACCCGGCATAGCCTATGTGGAAGGCATCCGACTGGAACGCAAAAGCGTGCAGGGCGTTGTTGTTCCTTCGATTCCCAACACCGCCTGGCTCGATGTCAGCCTGCAGCGCGAACTGAGCGATGTAGTCGGCACGTACCAGGTTGTTTTCGGTGCGGGTAAGCAGGACTACGCCGACAGCGCCGGCGTGCGGCACTACGTTGTGCCGCTGGCTGACTTGCCCACCACCAGCGTGGTCAATGACCTGCGAGCCGTGGAGCCGATCGCCGGCGAGCTGATCAAGCACCTGGCCGCCCGGACAGGCGATTATCCTGGCTTGCGTGCACGATCCACGACCAAGGATGACGTGGGCTTGGATCAGATCCCCAACGCCATCAGCAATGATCCAGCTGCGGATGACCCTTGGGTTCTCGCCACCACCCGGATGGTGCAGGCCGTCCGAGCCAACCTGTATGCCGGTATCAAAGCGTTGATAGACGGCACTACCGCAGCGGGTAAAGCCGTAAAGCTGGCCACGGCGCGCACGTTCAAGTTCAGCGGCGCGGCCACCGGTAGCGCGACGTTTGACGGTTCTGCAGACGCGGAGATCGCGCTGACGTTGGCCGACACCGGTGTGACGCCTGGCCCGTATACAAAGGTGGCGGTCAACGCCAAGGGACTTGTGTTCGCGGGTTCTAATCCGACGACTTTGGGCGGTTACGGCATTACGGACAGCTATACCAAAACCGAAGTAATGAACGGATTCGTCAAGCAGGGCGGGGGTATTGGCCAGACCTTTAACAGGGTCTGGATCGGCTGGTCAGCCATTGGACTGAAGGCAACGGTTGATGAACTGGATTTGGGACGAATTTGGACCGAGTACAGTTTCAATCCCAACACCAAAGCCGATAAAGCGAATTCGCTTGCAGGCTATGGCATTAAGGATGCCTACACAATTGATCAAGCAAACCAGCAGATCAATTACAGAGTAATTCGTGACTCGATCACCTACGCCGGATTCGCAGGCAATGATGCGAACTTGCCTTATTTTCGACGAGAGTCAGATAATCAAGTTTACTATCTCCAACCAAGATTGGGCTTCACACCCATACAACAAGGCACCGGGGTTGGCCAATCAACCAATACGGTGAAAATCGGTTGGGCGCCCAATGTCGGACTCAAGTTGACTGTGGATACATCCGATCAGGGGACGTTTTGGTACTCAGGTAACTTTAACCCCGACGAAAAAGCCAATAAGGGTACGTCGCTGGCGGCTTACGGCATTACAAATGCCTACACCATAGAGCAAACCAATCAGCAACTTTTGCTACGAACGGTGGGCGACTCAGTCTCGACGGTAGGGTTTGCCAGTGGGAATCCGATTTACCCGTACTTTCGCCATAAAGAAAATGGGCAGGTTTACTACCTACAAACACAGATTGGTTTTACGCCTGTGGAGCAGGGTGGCGGCGCGGGCCAAGCGCCTAACAAAATTAAATATGGCTGGGATAATCAGGGCCGTGGCATGCGTACCCAAGTTGATAGCTCAGACATGGGGCTTCAATGGGGGGAGATGAACTTCTATCGCCCCGATGGCAACAATTTCATGCCTGTCGGAGTGACCGGTACATCAGTGCAACTTCCAGCTGGCGGATCGTGGTGCTATTCGCTCATGCATTACTACGTGGGTGGTCAGGGTGTAGTGGGCAAAAGTGGCCACGCACCTGGTGGCACTGTAATTTCTTTTAGTGGCGGAGCGACTATTTACGGCTTCGCTTGGAGGTACGCACCGTGATTCTTGAAAAAGCGTTGGAAGTTGAAACGGTAATTGCGCCCGTCGATGAAAGTCCAAAGGGTGAACCAGGTGAAGTCCTGGTGGCATTTAGCGATGTGTCGGTGAAGACAGATAAAACCTTTGTGGTGACTGTAGCGGGCAACCGTTGCCATGTTACTCAGGACTACAACAAGCCTTTGTATCAGGCTGTTCGTGCCTACCTGGATAAGGGCGGAAAATTTACAAAATACGCAGAAGACGTTTTTGTCGAATCAGATCCGCTTGTACTTGCACGGCTTTGGGCTGAGTCGAGTTTGCAAACATCGGAAACGCTCGTTGCTCAATACCGAGACGCCCGCGACCTGGGCGAGACCCCTTCGATTACTTCGGAGCAGTTTGCAGCTCTGCTGACGTGGCGCCAGGCCGTGAGGGAATGGCCGAAAGCCGCGCAGTACCCGGCGGAATCGAGCCGTCCCGATAAGCCCGAATGGCTGGACGCGGTGCTACAAAATGACGAGTGATTGGGCGCCGGTGACCATGCGTTGGCCTGACCAGGCCACGCAGTGGATGGGGCAACTGTCGGAGGCACAGGGCCTGGCCGGTGGCGAGCTGGTCAGCACAGCCAAGCGTCTGGCCGACCTCAGCGGTAAAACCGCTACCAGCCCGGGGCCGGTGGGTTACGCCGCCCAGGGCGTGATCGAGGCGGGCCGTGCGGCGCTGGCGGATCAAATGGGCGAAGCCCCGGCGTGTTTGGTGGTGACGCCGTTTCAAAGCGGCATTGGTCAGGGCCGCGGCTACCAGCGCTTCCTGTCTGCACCGAACTTGCTGCAGCAGCTGGCCGGCAAACTGGTGGACGTGAGCGACACCGGCCGGCCAGACGGTCCGCAGTTCGCCGTGTGCCTGATGTTCCTGGCTACACGCTTTGATCAGATGGCCGCGAGCCTGGCGCGCTTCAATGCGTTGTTGCCGATGCCTGACCTGGTGCGAGCGGAACGCCGTGCGCGGCACCTATCAAAACTGGAAATGGAAAAGTGGGAGATCCCCGCCGCCGGCACCCTGCCGCGTTGGCAGGCGCTGCCTCTGGAGCGCTGCACCGTAGTCAAGGCCGCGCAGCAATCCATGGCCGGCCAGCTCGCCGTTCTGGAGGGTTACGCCGCTGACAGTTCGCCCATGGCAGACCTTGCCGCCTTGGCCAGCCGCAAGGCCGCTCAACAGCAGGGCCGTGACCAGCAACTGGCCGACCTGAAAACCCTACTGGCCGAGGGCAACCTAGACAGCAGCATGCGCGCGCGCCTGATCGGGCCGGGTAACGCCACCGAGCTACGCAAGGCGCTGTTGGCCGGTGATGCCCCAGGACACGAGTGGGTGCTGTGTGCCGGCGCACTGTTGGTGGGTTCTGAAAAGGGCTTGAGCTTCGTGCGTGAGCTGGTGGGCCTATGACGCTGTTACTCGACGGGCAGGAGGTGCGCGGGAAGAACCTCAAGGTCACCGGCAATCTACGGATCGAGAGCGACGATCTGTCGGGCCAGACCAGCAACACCGACAAGGGACACAAGGGCTTCAAGCCCAAGACCCTGACCGTCAGCCTGATGATTCCGTTTGTTGACCAAGTGCAATTGCGCGACCTGATGCGCCTGGTGGAAGCCACCGAAGGCGGGGGCCAGCTCAAGACTTACCGCATCGTCAACGACACCGCCGCCGCGTTCGGTATGCGCCAGGTGACGTTCACCGAAGGCGTTAGCGCCCGTGAGGATGACAACCTGCGCGGCTGGCTGATTCAGTTCACCCTGGCTGAAAAACTGTCGAACCCGGAGAAAGTCGAGGGTCGGCGATCGGGCAACGCAGTCACCGCACAGTCCGGCCCAGGCGGGGCAGTTGGTGGCACTGGCGGCACCGGTGGCGACTCCAGCGACGGATCCGAGGAACTCACCGGTTTCGAAGCGACGCTGAAAAAGGTGGACGGCTGGCTGGGCGGGAGTGACAAGGCATGAAGCTGCACAAGGAATTGGCCATCAACGGCGTGCCCTATGTCCTGGTCAAAAATGAAGTCCGGCTGGACGCAAAAAGCCCCGGCCGGGCGACGTTCACCATCCAGGCCAAAGCGCCGGTCAAGGGGCTGGTAACGCTCGATATCGGCTACAACGGCAGCACGCTGCAGCGACACTTCATCGGCTACGTCGAGCGCTCCACCACGGCCAGCAGCGGCCAGCAGGTGCTGTTCTGCCGTGAGCTGGCCGCGATCTTGGCAAACCCGTTGCCGCTGAACCTCCGGCATGTCGACCTGCGCGCCGTCCTGGCCGAAGTCAGCCAGCACACGGGCCTGCGCTTTCGTGTTCCGCATCAGCCTTACGCCGGCGTCAAAGCACCATTTTTCTACAGCCTGGCTGCTGGCTATCAAGCGATGGACAGCCTGGCCCGGGTTTTCGATATCCCTGACTTCATCTGGCAGCAGCAGGGCGACGGAGAGGTATTCGTAGGCAGTTGGGCCGACAGCTTCTTCGGCGTCCGTTCGCCGCTACAGCTGCCGGTCGAGCTGTTCGACGACTACCAGGGCAACCAAAGCGCAATGATTGCAGCCCTTCCCGGGTTGCGACCAGGCGCAACGATCAACCACGGCGAGCGCATCACCAGTGTGGCGCTCATCGACAACCAGATGGCCATCCGATGGACGACGCAATTCGCCGCAGCGTAGAACGACAATTTCCTGAACTCACCGGCGGTTACCACCTGCCACGCTTTGCCCGGGTTGTCGCCGTGGCGGACGCCCCGGCCGGCGCCGGCATCTGTGACGACTTCCGCCCGCGCTATGCCGTCGACATCGAGGTCATGGGGCCAGACGGCGAGCCAGATACCAAACTGCCGATCCTGGCCGGCGTGCCGCTGCCGTTGCCCACTGGCGGCGAAGAGATGGGCATCTATGCATTCCCGGAGGAGGGCACCCAGGTGGTGGTGTGCTTTGCCTACGGCTTGCCGCACAAGCCCTATATCCAAACGATCCTGCCGCACGGCTTGAGCATGCCCAGCGTGCCGAAGGGCGACCAGGTGTGGCAGCACAGTGAAGCCTGCCAGCAGCGTGTCGACGCGGACGGCAACTGGCTGCGCCAGACTGACGGCAAGATCCGGGACAAGGCGATCGAGCGGGAAGTGGAGGCGATGGGGAACACAGAGACGTTCCAGAATCACACCAGGACAGTGGATGACCATTCCACCGAGTCAGTGGGTGGAATCAAGACGATCGAGGCGCTGGGCGCGCTCAAGCTGCTTTCAGGTGGATCTGCGAGTCTGGCGGCAGTGGATGACTTGCACCAGGCGACTGGGCGTGACTTCAACCTGGTGGTGGGGCAAAAGCACAACGCTACGGTAGGTGGCGATATGGCTGAGAGCATCGAGGGGCTACGCCGAAGCGTGGCGGCCGTCAGCCAGCGGCTGCAGGCGCCGAAAAGCTGGATCGGGTCCGAGAGCGTCAACTTGTTCCAAGTGGTCTGTGACACTCTCGATCTGCTGCAGCAAATGAACATGCAGTTAGCGGCACATACTCACGGACCGACACCGCCACCTGGTAACGCGGCTGCATTCTCGGCCAACGCCGCCACTGCCACTCAAATGGCGGGGAATCTAAAGCCCGTCACGCTATAGCGACAGATGCCCCAATCGTGTTGCTTGCAACTGCACCAAGCTTCTACCAAGATGCGCGCCCGGAAAAGCACTAGCGTAAAGGACAAAACACTGTGCATAAGATTTCGTCACTACAGGCGGCCAGAGGACTGGCCGCACTTGCAGTAATCGCGTTTCACTCGATATTCATCAATGCAAAATACGTTACTGGTGCCACTTGGCTTCCTGATATGTTCGTATTCGGGCAAACCGGTGTAGATCTGTTTTTTGTTATAAGCGGCTTCGTTATGGTTCTGGCGTCGGCAAGTAAGTTTGGTTTCCGTGGAGAGGTTTATAATTTTCTCAAAGGCCGCTTCTTGCGCATATATCCGGTCTATTGGATATACTTTTTCGCTGTTTTGTTGGTGTTCTTGCTAAAGCCCGGAATGGTCAATAGTTCTCAGGGTGGCGAAGTAAATATTGTAAATTCCTTTCTGCTGTTGCCCGACGCGAACTTACCACTCGTGATGGTCGCTTGGTCACTTATTCATGAGGTTTGGTTTTACCTGGTGTTTGCGTTCATTCTGCTGCTGCCACGTCGATTGGTACCGTTGGCATTCGTCGTCTGGCTCTGCGCTATCATTTCCGTATCTGTGCTTTACACCGGTTCGGTTAACCCCTATCTACGGGTTATTAAACATGAATTTTCTGTCGAGTTCATCCTCGGCGCGCTTGCCGGTATCTTCTACTTGAAAGTGACTGGTGGTTCATTTAAGACACGGTTGCCTAGTGCCCTACTAGGCGGGCTCGGTCTCTGTCTGGTGGCCTATGAGATGCTGTGGGGGGCAATAGATGGGGCGGATGTAATTCAATCTATTTCTTTAGAGCGAGCGCTTATAGTTGGTGGCGGCTACATGCTGATATTGCTGGCATTAGCTCTCCGAGAGTTTGAGTCTCAATGGGAGGTGCCCGGATTTCTTAAGTCTCTAGGTGATATGTCCTATTCGCTTTACCTTTCGCATATCCTCACGCTAAGTGTATGTGGTCGACTTTGGATTGCGTTCGGAAGTGCTGAGGGTGGGCTTGTCGCATCTGCGATTTTCTGGGCCCTATCCTTGCCTGTAGTCATTGTTGTTGGATATGTAAGTTATAGATTTGTAGAGTGTCCGCTAACTAAGTACCTTTCCCAGCTCGGGAAAAATCGTACGAGTAGCCAACAAGTAGCCAACTAAATATCGGCCGGACCTTATTCCCTATAAGGTCCGGTTGATCGAAATTTCATTCCTGTCGACACCACCAAGATTGTGCGTAAGCACACCCATCTACGTATTCAATACCGCTCAAAACAAACCCAGTGGGAGCCATTCCCGACAGCGTTGCATCGAGCAAACACGGCAGCGGGGCAGGCTCCAGCGGCCATCCCGCGGATATTGTTGCGATATTCGAACTACGACCCAGTTCTTCGCTGATTCCAGCATTGACCCTAACGTCCCCTCTGATCGCAGGATACTGCCGCCTCTCAAGCGCAGTCAGCGCAACACCTTTGCAGCGCATGGGGGTAATCAGCATGTGCATTGCAATGCCCTCCTATTCGCCACAGGGTTCGTCTAAGAGGGCTTCAACGGCGTATGCCAAGGCGCCATCGGCCTGTTCCAGAAAATCGCTTAGCTCGTAGCGGTCAATTGATCCCGCTCGGTGTAGCGCGTGTGCTTCCTGGATCAAAGCCTTGTGATGTGTTGCTGGATGTCGCAACAGCTCAGCCTGATCCTGCAGTAGCGCGAGCCAGGCGGCTTTGGTGGGGGCTGGGGAATTTGGGTAGGTGTCCATCGCTGACGCCTCAATAATACTGTATATGCAGACAGTATAGAGGCGTGTCATTAGGCATACGTGAGAGATCCGACGGAATGCGACGACTAAGCGTACGAAAACTGCCCTGACAGAAAAAATCTGCTTGAAAAAGCACTTATCCCCCTCCCGCCGACGGGGTTTGTGTCCTTTTTTTGTGCAAAGTCGGAAGTAGTGCAAACGAAGCTGCAGACCAAGCGGGCCGTGGGGCTCTGCAGGCGATCGGCAATTTCACAGATTGCAAAGTTTGGAAGAGAAGTGCAGTGCAGTTGCACAGCGGTGCAGCAGGCTGTCACGAACAGCGCAAGTCTGAAGGCCCCGGTTTCATTGGAGGCGAGTTTTGAAAACGTTTGAATTCGGTAGTTTTCGAAAACGTGAGCGGTCTTTTTCAGATGATAACTGCCTATGAGCGCGGAAGGGTAAATTCCGATACAGCCCTTGTTTTTCGGGGGCTGCAGCCATTTTGGGCCATTTCAATTGAGCGCACTGCGTTGGACGCGGATCGGCGGTTACTGGATGTCCACCATACCTGCGAGAAAATGCTGGCAAGATGATAGCGATTCTCAGCTATAGGGTGGGCATTTCAAAAAGAGTGATAAAGGCAATATCGGATAGAAACTGGGCTAGAGGCCACGGTTTTACTGGGGTTCTGATATTACATCGAGAAGTGATATGAAGTGATATGAAAAGTAATATTTTGGCCAAACCCCCGGTTTCATTGGGTTTCGTTCCTTCGGAATATCACCTTATAAAAGAGTAATACAATTACTTCTATATCACGTAAATATCACTTTCCCCGAATACCGCTCAAAGCCTTGTAATGCGTGGGTTTCAGCCTGATTCCAAGAGCGATATTACCTTTATCACTCTTTTTGCAAGCCCCCACACATTTTAGAAACTCCGTCCTAGCATCGCCCCCGTCATCAGTGGCGCGCTGCAGTGTGCGACGACGTGTTGCCGCTGAGGCGATCCGACGAGTGGGAGCCAGGCCAGGAAGGCCGTGGGAGTGGCTTATTACGTCGCTTGTTACGTCTAGCGCAAAAAACAAGGGCCTGCATCGCTGCAAGCCCTTGATTTGATTGGTGCCGGCACCAGGAGTCGAACCCGGGACCTACTGATTACAAGTCAGTTGCTCTACCAACTGAGCTATACCGGCGTGTTAGGGCGACGATTATAGCGATTGCCAAGCTTCTGTAAACCCCTGAATTCTGACTATTTTTGCAGATACCAAGGTTTTTTTACGCTCGCTGCTTTTTCCTACCCTCGACAGCCTCAAATCCGACTCAATTGCCGTCGCCACACTGGTCCGTAAATTTCATGTACGCCAACACCTGCGTATCGCCTTTAGAGTCCAGATAGGTCATGCGCGCGTTCACCACGCCGCATCCCGAACGTGTGTCTTCGGTGGTCGACAGTACGCGCTGGATATCCGGCTTATGACTTGCCTCGGCATGGGCGGTGAAGGTCAAGCCAAGCAGGCTGGCGGCGATTAGGGTTTTCCAGTTATTGGTGTTCAT